TTGGTAGTGCAATTGACATGATTGAAAATGATAGAGCTGACTCACTTTATGTTTGTACAACTCCTGACTACAACATGTTTGTTCCGACAACGACTAATATGCAGGATTTAATTTATCCACAAGAAGCTGTAGATAATTTAGAAACCGCAGGAATTGACTCTAACTACACCGCAACTTACTATCCATGGGTATTAACAAGAGATAGTGTGAACAACACACAAATCTACTTACCCGCAACTGCTGAGGTTACAAGAAACTTAGCTTTGACAGATAACATTGCATTCCCTTGGTTCGCTGCGGCGGGTTACACAAGAGGTATAGTAAACGCTATTAAAGCACGTAAGAAGTTAACACAAGAGGATAGAGACACATTATATCAAGGTCGTCTTAACCCAATTGCAACCTTCTCTGATGTTGGAACGGTAATTTGGGGTAATAAAACTTTACAAATTAGACAATCCGCTCTTGATAGAATTAACGTAAGAAGATTATTACTTCAAGCTCGTAAATTGATTTCTGCAGTATCTGTAAGATTACTGTTTGAACAAAACGACCAAAAAGTAAGACAAGATTTCTTAGATGCGGTTAACCCTATATTAGACGCTATCAGAAGAGACAGAGGTTTATACGATTTCCGTGTAACAGTTTCTTCAGATGTTGCTGACTTAGACAGAAACCAAATGACGGGTAAAATCTATGTTAAACCTACAAAATCGTTAGAATTTATAGACATTACGTTCTATATCACTCCAACAGGGGCATCTTTCGAGAATATCTAAAATAAAATAACAAGCCGATATAATGTCGGCTTGTTTTAGCCAAATAGTAACAATGACAAGCAAACAAAGAATTATAGAAGGTATTGATGATGAGGGAACACCTGACATGAAATACTATTCATTTGATTGGGATGACAACATAATGATAATGCCGACTAAGATTATCTTAAAGGATGAGGAAGGTAACAATGTTGGTATGTCAACTGAAGATTTTGCGGAATATAGAACAGACATAGGTAAAGAACCTTTTGAATACGAAGGACACTCTATTGTAGGGTTTAGTGATGAACCATTTAAATATTTTGGTGTTGCGGGAGATAAACAATTTATTGTTGATTCTATGTTGGCAAATCCAGGACCTGCTTGGCCTGATTTTGTGGAGGCATTAAATAATGGGTCAATTTTTTCTATTGTTACTGCTAGAGGTCACACCCCTACGGTAATCAAAGAGGCGGTGTATAACTTAATCGTTTCTAATAAAAATGGAATTAATTCAGACGAGTTAGTTAAGAATTTAGAAAAATTCAGAAACATTGCTGATGAGGGTAACTTAAATAAACGTGAAATAATTCGTGAATATTTAGACCTTTGTAGGTTCTATCCTGTAAGTTATGGAGAAGGTTCGGCAACAAATCCTGAAGAAGGTAAAATTAATGCTTTAAAAGAATTTGTTCAATATATTAAAGAAGTTTCAGAACAAATTAAAAAGAAAGCATATTTAAAGAATAAAATAACTAATAACTTCTTACCTACAATTGGTTTTTCAGATGATGATATAAGAAATGTAGAAAAGGTTAAAAGTCATTTTGAAAATGAACCAGATAATATAATTAAGACTTATTCTACTGCAGGAGGAATTAAAAAAGAATATTAATAAATAAAACTAGATACTTATATGCTAAGAATAATTTTTTAAATCTTTAAAGTAAAGAGAAAAAATTTATTTGGTGATATTTATAAAAGACAAAATAAACAAAAAATAACAAAAAAGAAAGAAAATGGCTGATTTATTGATGAAAATGCCGATACCTTATGAACCTAAAAGACAAAACAGGTTCATTCTTCGTTTCCCAACAACATTGGGTATTAACGAATGGTTCGTTGAATCTACGGCAAGACCACATATAACTATAAACCCTGTTGAGATTCCCTTCTTAAACACTTCAACCTACGTTGCTGGCCGTTTTACTTGGGGAACTATTAACGTTAAATTCCGTGACCCTATTGGTCCGTCTGCATCTCAAGCTCTTATGGAGTGGGTACGTTTATGTGCCGAGTCTGTAACAGGTCGTATGGGTTATGCTGCGGGATATAAAAAGAATGTCGATTTAGAAATGTTAGACCCAACTGGTGTTGTTGTTGAAAAATGGATTTTAGAAGGAACATTCTTATCAGATGTTAACTTCGATTCATTAGCTTACAATACTGACGCGTTAGCGAGTATTACTGCAACATTACGTATGGACCGTTGTATATTAGTTTATTGATTTTTACTTTTAGAATATTTCAGTCAAAATATATTTAAATCCACATGCTTAGGTATGTGGATTTTTTTTGTTTCTATTTAAAAAAAAATAAATTACTGTATATTTTATTATAAAAGACAAACAATATGGACCAAAGTATCATTGACGCAGGAACGGAGAGTTTTAACTTACCTCACGATATAGTACAACTACCTTCAGGTGGTGTATTTTATAAATCAAAAAAGAAAGCAATAAAAGTCGGTTACTTAACCGCAAATGACGAAAACGCCTTGATGGGTGCGTCACAAATGAGTAATGATAATATCATTATGACTTTATTACGTAGTAAAATTTATGAACACGATTTAAGACCTGAAGAATTATTGGACGGTGATATTGAGGCGGTTCTTATTTTCTTACGTAATACATCATTTGGTCCTGAATATAAAGTATCAGTAACTGACCCCCAAACAGGTAAACCGTTTTCACATACGGTAGTATTAGATGAGTTAAATATCAAAAAAACTCAACACCAACCTGATGAAAATGGTATGTTTATAACTACATTACCAAAATCAGGGGTATCGGTTAAATTAAAACCACTAAGTTTTGCAGAAACAACTGAAATTAGTAAAATGTCGGAACAATATCCTGCGGGAAGAACGGCACCAATTATTACTTGGAGATTAGCAAAACAAATTGTTGAAATTAACGGGAACGAATCCAAAGAACAAATTTCAAATTTCATTAACTCAATGCCGATTATGGATTCTAAGTATATCCGTAGTTTTATTAGAGAAAATCAACCTTCATTAGATTTAACAAAAACAGTAAAAGCCCCTTCAGGAGACTTGGTAACTTTCGAGATTACCTTTGGGGTGGAGTTTTTTCGGCCTTTCTTCTAATCACAAACAACTTTTAATTGAGGAGTATTATTTTTTGGCGAGATTTATAAGATTATCTTATACTGAATTTCACATCATGCCAACTTATATGAGAAAGTACCTCATCGATAGAATTATTGAGGACAATACGCCAAAAACATAATAGTAAAATTGTTTTCGGCGTATTTATACATATATAATACTTAAACTATGGGAACCGAAGATAAAGAACCTGGTGGTGACTTTCTAACTAAAGTCCAAGCCGCCCTTGAACAGAGTGTTGGTAAAATTACCGATGCTTTGGCAACTAATTTACGTGCGGGTGATATTGCTAAAGTAATTCAAGAAATTGATGACAAGGCGACAACCATTGTTAAATCTTTTGGTCAAGGTCGTGAAAACATTGTTAATTTAAAAGCCGCTATGGCTGATGCAGCCTCCGAGGTCGAAAGAATGGGGGGTAGTTTTGACAACATTGTCAGTATACAAAAAGACGTTGCAGAATCATTAGGAAGAAATTTAATACTAACTTCAAGTTCTTTTAAAGACTTATATGCAACTTCAGAAGTTACAGGGGAATCGGCAAAAACCCTTGTTACTAATTTTAAAGATGCTGGTATGTCCGTATACCAAGTGGCAAGTGAAATGAATAAAGTTGTTAATGTTGCTAGAGAGTCAGGGGTTAACGCTCAAGCGGTTAGTGCTGAGGTTGTAAAAAACATGACTCAATTAAATCAATTTAATTTTGCGGGTGGTGTTACAGGTTTAGCTAAGATGGCGGCCCAAGCGGCTTTATTGAGAGTTGATATGGGTAGTACTCTTAAATTAGCCGATGAATTATTTAGTCCTGATAAGGCAATTGAATTGGCTGCGTCTATGCAGAGATTAGGTGTTGCAAATTCTGAATTATTAGACCCATTACGTTTAATGGATATGGCTCAGAATGACCCTGCGGAACTTCAAAACCAAATTTCTAAAATGAGCGAACAGTTTGTTCAGTTGGGTGAGGATGGTAAGTTTGAAATTATGCCAGGAGCTAAGAGACAGTTAATGGAAGTTGAAAAGGCGATGGGTATGAGTAAGGGTGAGTTATCTAAAATGGCTTTAGCAAGTGCTGAGGTTGCGGATAAAATGCAAAAAATTAAATTCCCGTCAAGTTTTACAGAAGAAGAAAAAGGTTTAATTGCGGGTATGGCCGAAATGGGTGCGGGAGGAGAGTATAAAATTCAATTAGGTGGAAAAGAGTTAGGTATTAGTGAAGCAATTGAAAAATTACAAAAAGACCCCGACCAAATGAAGGCTCTTAAAGATATGGCGGCACCTAAAAGTATGGAGGAGTTAGCCAAAGACCAACTAACAATTTCAAAATCTATGGATGCGTCGTTAGCGTCTATCGCCAATAGAACAGGACGAGCATTAGCGGGTACTAAAGTCGCAAATCAAGCCTTAGAAGCTCCAAAAAAATTATATGATGCGGGGGCTGAAGCGTTATCAGGAGATAAATTAAGTAGTAGAAATCTTCGAACTGGTTTGGGTTCAGGTGCTGAGGAAGTTTTAGGTTCAATTAACAAGTTATTTAAAGGTGAAGGTTCTATTAGTGATACCTTTAATGTTGTTAAAGGAAGTATGGAGAATACGGCTAATTTTATGAAAGGGGCTTATGCCGAGGCTTTAGATAAAGGAGCCGTTGCGGCATCAAATTTAGCAAAAGAACAAAACATTTTTCTTGAAATATTACAAAATGGTGGTAAAAAATTAGGTAATGCTTTTATGACTGCCGAAAATATACCAAAAACAACTGCGAAGGATATGTTAAAATTACCTGGTCAAAATGTTGAATTTTTACCTGAAGATACTTTGGCGTCATTCACTAAAGGTAAGGACGTTTTATCGGCGTTAACAGGTTCTAATAATAAAAATGAACCTTCAACACAAATGATGTCTGATTCAGGACCTGTTAGTATTAATTTAAACATAACCGCACCACCAAATATTGATACCGCTCAACTTATGTTGGCGTTTGAAAACTCAGGGGTTAAAGAGGCCATGGTTACTGCGGTTACTAAAGGTCGATATAATAATGGGTTAACTGCACCAACATCTAATCAAGCACAATTGATGGAAATGGCGAGTATGAGGGCGTAAAAATAAACATGATATCTATTTATAATAAAAGTATAGAAAATGCCAGGTAGTACATTATCGTTTGTTAACAGTTCATCATTTAGAAACACCTTATTAGCCAAAAATTTGGACGCATATGATGTACCTGGTGTTTATACACCACCTTCAGGTCCTATAAGTTATGAAGTACAACAATCTATAAGTAATGTTATTGATTCCCCCGATGGTTTAATTGCTAATGACCCATTTGCCGCTACATTATATCCATTAAATGAATACGGGCCTAATGGTGGGTTTAACACCTCCATTACCTACAATGGACCTCCACTACCCGTTAACTCTAATCAAGGTGAGTATAGTCCAACAGACACGGTATTAGACTTAGTTAATGAGTTCTATATTGATGCCGCCTATATTGAAAACAGATATGGTCCTTCAGGAGGATTTAATGATATGGTTGTTGTTACGGATATCCAAAACAATAATAAAATTTATCAACCTTATTGGAACCCACCAACATTTGTACCGTCTTCTTATACCCCATATAGTATATTATTTTCTGATAACCCAAATGGAACTGACGGTTCATTATCTCAGGATTCTTATATTGCTAAGATTGGGGCAGAACAACTTAATTATTTATTTCAACAAAGAATTGCTGCCGAGATATTTCAAAACACTGTTGGACAAGTTAATTTAGAATCACTAAGTGACCCTTTTGAAGCTTCGTTAATTGCAACAGGACAAGAACCATTAATTTATAGGAATTATCAAATTACGGTTCCTGAAAATCCTATTGTCGCGGCGTTTGATTTAGCGAGTAGATTGGCGAGCGCTTATTGGCCCGTTTCTATGATTCCTGGTGATTATTTTACTCAACAACACAAGCCAGGGTTTTTATCACAACAAACATCAAATGCGTTAAACGTAATTAATCAATTAACGGGAGGGTTTTTAGGCCCAATCCTAAACACATCTAGAAGTGCATCTGAATTATTTTTAGCCAATACAGGTAACGGTCAAAGGTCGGTTTTATTTCGTAATATTGATTATAACAGATATCAACCTGATTATAAAAATCAATATGGTGGATTATTAGGTGCCGCTCAAAGTTTAATTAATTTAGCGGTTAATTTAATTAATCCTGACAACGGTACTTTAGTGGGTGGTTATTATGTCGGTAGTAGAAACGCCGAACCATCAACAATAACATCACCCGCAAATCAAATACCTGTTAATGTATTTGGACAACAGGACCCAGCACCTGTTTACGGACCATCAGAACTTGCAATATTGTATGAAGGTAATAATGAAGTATTAAATTTTGGTCTTGCAGCAAAACCATTAAGTGATGGTGGAGGTATTGACGGACAATTTGTTTGGACCTCACCTAAATATAAAGATAACGCAGGTTTTAACGCAACTCCTGGTGGAGGTGCAGGTAGTTTAGACCCCGAGTTTAATCAAGTTAGTAGTTACTATACAAGAGATGAGTCAACAAATATAACATTTAAAGACTCTTCAATTTTAGACCAAACTCAAAGGTTAATTAATTCTGCGGATAATGTTACGGGTATTTCTCGATTAAAACATGTTGGTAATGCAATGAACCAAGTTAGTAAAGTATTCCATGATGGGTATAAAGAAATAACTAAAGGTTCTCAAGTTTTATCATATACTGATTTTACTACAGGAGCAGAAAAAGGGATTGAATATTGTCGTGTATTCACTAAGGATACACCTTACTACACTTACGCCGATTTACAAAAAACTGACGGTATTACTACTTCGGGTAGACGTTTTAGTAATTCTGTGTTTGATAACACATACAACTTAAATATAGCACCACTTAAAAACCCTGGCTCTACAAATATTCAAATGAATAACCAAGGTAAATTAGTTGCCAAAAAATACATGTTCTCTATTGAGAATTTAGCTTGGAGAACTTCTAGTAGACCTGGATATACATATGATGAATTACCAACATGTGAGAAAGGGCCTAATGGAGGTAGAGTTATGTGGTTTCCACCTTATGATTTAAAATTCTCAGACCAAAGTTCTGCGAATTGGAATTCACAATCATTTTTAGGTAGACCTGAGCCAATTTACACTTATAAAGATACAAGTAGAACAGGAACACTTTCTTGGAAAATTATTGTTGACCACCCTTCAGTTATGAATGTTATTGTTGAAAAACAATTAAAAGGTCAGAGTAAAGAAAAGTTAAATTCAATCATTGATTCGTTTTTTGCGGGGTGTGTGAAGTATGATATATACCAATTAGGTCTTAAATTTAATACAATTCCAACTAAGGATTTATATACCTATCAAGAAATTTTAAATAACCCTAAATTAACTAAAGAAGAGTTACAAGGGGTTAATCAGTCGATTACTAAGGATAATGCTGGAGGAACTGTAAATGATACTGTTAAAACACCCGCAAGTACTGATAATAAAGCGGATACCCCTGATAATTCAGGTTCTGAATTTGAAAGTGCATTTAACGAATTAGCGTTCTATTTCTTTAACGATATTCCTGACCCTAACACAAATAAAACGGTTTCTTCGGTACCTTATCAAGTAACCTATGGTAACTATACCGCACCATCCTTTATTAGTAGTTATGTGGATAAATCCAACGCGGTCTTTAAATCTGATTTATCTTATTGTAAAACAAATCCAACATACTGCGACACTAACAAAAAAGTTAAAGAGTTTTATGATAGTATTATTATCGATAACTTTAATGCTATTGATAATGCGGATAACGGTTTTATTAAAAGGGCGTTTAATTTATTAAAAGAAAAAAACGCCACCATTAATTTAACTTTAATTGGCTCTGCGTCAGCTCCCGCATCAGTATCGTATAACGTAAATCTTTCTAAAAGAAGAAATGATTCTGTTATGCAATATCTTAAAATTAGAAGTAAAGAAATTGGATGTGATTTAACACCATTTATTGATGGTAAAAAATTCATTTTGGCGGATACAGGGTACGGTGAAGAAATTACCGTAGTTCCCAAATCAACATCTGGTGGGGCGGGGGCATCTGTTAATTGTACTACAGATATTAAAAACGGTTCAGGTGTTGTCACATCAAATTCTCAAATTTATTCTGTTGATGCTATGGCGTGTAGACGAGTTAAAATTGTCTCTAAAGTTGTTATACCGCCTGCTGAAAGTAAACAGGATAATACATCAACCACAACACAAACTTCAACACCGCCTAAAACAATTGACATAACGGTTAAACCTATTACCCCAAAACCAACAGTTAGTATTGAGAAAAAACTTAAAGAAGGTATTGGAAAAAGAATATTAAGACAATTACTTTCCGAGTGTGATTATTTCCAAGTAATTGAAGAAAATGTTCCGATGTTATATGATTCAATAAAGGAAAAAATTAAATACTTTAATCCTGCGTTTCACTCTATGACACCTGAAGGATTAAACGCTCGTTTAACATTCTTAAATCAATGTGTTAGACCTGGTGAGACAATACCAACAATTGGTCCTGACGGTAAGCCAAAATACAATGACGCGGTTAATACATCATTTGGCGCACCACCAGTATTGATATTACGTATTGGTGACTTTTATAATACAAAAATTATTCCTAAAAGTGTTTCGTTCACATATGAACCATTGTTATATGATATGAATCCTGAAGGGATTGGTATTCAACCAATGATTGCTAACGTTACGATGAATTTTGACTTTATTGGTGGTATGGGTCTTGCTAAACCTGTCGAACAATTACAAAATGCGTTATCGTTTAACTATTATGCGAATACTGAGATTTATGATGAGAGAGCGGTATGGACCGAAGATACTTCAGCATTAGACAAAACTTTAATGGAGTCTATATTACAAAACCAACCTCTTGAAACCGTTGACAATGTTGATAACCAAGTTCAAAATGCGTTTGGTAATACAATCGGTGATATCATTAACTTCAATAGGGTTGTTAGTGGTGAGACAGGTGAAATTAGTTATCAAGTTATTATGGATAAGATGTTGTCTGAAACTACAACATACTTTAGTACTCTATATAATCAATTAGAGAGTATTGTGTTACAAACAAATTATGGTGTGTTACAATTAGTTAATCAATACCGAGATTATCAGGAAGGTGATTTAAAACTTGGAACAAGTAGTTATCCAACTAAAATTTACGGTAAACCATTAATTTCAAAAACTTCAGGTAATGATAAAGTTAATTTATTCCAAGAATTATTGGATGATTGTATTCTTGATATAGATAACGGAGTTAACCCAATAATTAGTGAATTAATTAATAAATACACGGAATTAACCCCTAATGAATTAAGTGTTATTAAAACTAACATGTCATCTTATTTAAAACAGGTGTACTTAACTTTACCAAATAGTGTACAAACTATTGTAACTGATTTAACGGTTAAAGAACAAAACTACGTTCAAATAATTAGAAAATTAAGTGTTGTTAATGATAAGACTGATGGTAAAAAATTAGAAAACGGGACACCATTAGTGTATAGTATTAGTGGTACTTCAAAAGTTAGTGAAAGTACTAAACAAGAAGACCCTTTAATTGGTGATACTTATGATGAATTTACAACTGACTGTGGTAAAATATATAAATCACTTAATGACTTTTTAGATGTGTTAACTGCTAAAAAAATTATAACAGAAACCTATACAGGTACTGGTGATTTCGCACCAGCGGATAGTGGTTTCTTTGACGATGTTTATAAGAAAGAGTTCTTCATGATGGTTGGTAGAAATTTCTCAGATAAAAATAAATTAGAGGAGTTTAAAACTTTTGTATTAACCGCAAACATCGCAACTAATAAAAAATTAGGTCGTAAATTTGATAACATTACCGATGATTTGGCAAAAGAATATAGTAAAGAAATTAAAAAAGAAGAAAAAATATTTTCAGATTTTAGAAAAAGTTCTGAATATAAAACATATATCGAAAGTCCTGACGATATTTTATATCCTGTGGGAAAAACAAGGGTCTTTGATTATACAACAGTACCTGACCCAGCAACAGAAACGGCTCAAAAGAAATTATTAACTGATTTATTTACAACGGTAAACTTAGAACCTGGTAACACTAAAATATTTACAGGTAAGATTAAATTTGATTAAATATGGCATCAAAACAATATTATAATAGATATAATGACTTTATTTTAAATGGACAACAGACCGTTGTTCCTTATATTACGTTGCCAAGTAAAAGTACCGATAAACGATACATTTATAAGGCAGGACAGTCCAGATTAGATAAAATGTCGCAACAGTATTATGGGTCACCATTCTTTGGGTGGTTAATAATGCAGGCGAATCCAATTTACGGAGGACAAGAGTGGAACATTAGTGATGGTTCTATCTTGACAATTCCATTTCCTTTAGTAGCTTCTTTACAGGATTATAAAAATCAATTGGATAATCATTTCTTCTATTATGGTAGGTAACACAGAAAATATTTTAGTCGAATTTGACTATAACAACATAACAATCGTAGACCCAAACAAAGTTATCGATATAAATGGTAACGCGAAAGAACGATTTATTAAACAAGAAGATTTAGTTTTTTATGCCAATTTAGAGTGTAAAGTTTTACCGAGAACTAAACTAGCCGTTGGTGTTGCAAATAACGACCAAATTCAAACCGTGTCCATTGCGTCAATTAATTTTTTAAAACCTGGTGATAAAACATTTTTAGATAATAGTTACACCGATGAAATTACAGGTAAAAATAGTGTTACGGGTGAAGGTGTTAATCAACCAACAAAAAATTCTGTTAGTAATCCTAACAAACCTGCCGACTTTTTCTTAAGACAAACGATTAATTCAGGGGGAAAACCAGGGTCAACCGATAACGGATTACTTGGGATAACTTCAATTAATATTAGACAGGGGTTAGATTTTTTACCAACAATCAATGTACAACTTGAGGACGTAAAAGGTAAGGCGTTATTTGAATCAGGTGATAATTCACCTTACGCCGCGTTCTTTAATCTACCCTATCCACTTTTTCATTTAACTATCAAAGGGTATTATGGTAAGGCAATTAAATTAGGACTTATGTTACAATCTTTTAGTTCAAGATATGACACATATAGTGGAAATTTTAAAATTGATTTAAAGTTTTACACTTACAAATATACAATATTAAGTGAGATTACCATGGCGGCATTAACGGCAACTCCTCACATGTATAAATCAAGAATTAAAGTTCAAACAACTCAAGGAAGTACTGACAGTAAATTTGTTAAAGTTGAAGACGGTGTCGTTGAAGGAGGATTTCAAAAAGTTAAAGAGATGTACAGTGAATATAAATCAAAAGGTATGATTCCCGATGATTTCCCTGAAATCACTTTAGTCCAAATGCAAGATAGAATTGAAAATTTTATTAAAAATGTATTAGATAGTTTTACAAAACAAAATTTGGACCCATTAACTAATTTAGATACTTACCAAAAAACACTTAATGAGTATTCAGGTGATGTTTATTATTTTAATGGTTCTTCATGGTTTGAAAAGTATATGGATAAGAATACCGCGTTCGTATTAACTAATGGTAATAAAGTTTATACTTTTAAACCTGAATTTAGTTTACAAAAAAGAGTTGACGCAAAATCTGAATTAGATGGTATTGTAAAAAAATATAACGACTTATTGAATGGTAATGATACTGTTGGAACAAATGGTTCTTATAAAATTAATAATAAAACAACTAAAATATCAATACCTAATGGTATTAAATCTCCAGACACCTTCATACCAAAACCTGAAGTTACTGAAAAAGATATAGATTTAATTCAAAGTTATAGGTTAGTTAAAGGAGTAAAAACCACGCCGACCGACACACAACTTGCCGAATACCAAGCCGAATTGATTAAAGCTAAAGTGTTTAATACTCCTATTATTAAAACCGCTGAAGGTAATATTGAACCAATAAAAGATTATTATATTTTTGATGGAACAAACACATTTATTGATAATATCAATAAAATGGGTAAACAATTAAAAGTTTTTAGAGAACAAATACAAGAAGAACTTACAAACGCTCTTTCAGAATTACTACAAAGTAAGGATAATGGTATTGGATTTGTTCCTAATATTAGAAATGTACTTGCAGTTGTTTTTGCTAATGGGGAAGCGTTCTTAAGATTAATGGATGATGTTCATACAAAAGCTTGGGATAAAAGAGATTCTAAAATTAGAAAAGATTCTATCTTTAATACTCAAACTGCAGGAGCTTCACAAGATAATTTAAGTAGTGGTAATAACAAGGAACAACCTATATATCCTTGGCCACAAATGATTAAAGAAACTACAGGAACTGATGGCCACGAAAAGTTTGAAATTGTTTATCCTGGTGATTCTTCAGTGGTTACTCAAACAAAAGGATTTTTAGCGGATGAATGGCCTGAGGTTGAATTTGTTGAAGAATTTATTCGAGGTTATGTTGAAAGAACTTCACCACCTTCTGATAGTACGGCATCACCAAATGAATTAACTGAACCACAACGAATTTCTGTTGACGCTATTGAGTTCCCAATTAAGAATGATGTTTACGGTAACAAAGAAGAAGTCAAATTCTTTTATGAAATATATGAAAGAGTCTTATTAACTACATTTTATTCAAGACTTGGCAGATGTAATAACTTTATAACCGATTCGGATAAAGTAACTACTGTTATTGCTGACGCAGAAAATATTAATATAGTTAAAAGTTTATCTAATGATAATCCATTCATAATTCAAAAACTTAAAGAATACGCTTATACAGGTGAAAATTTTGAAACTGTTCTTAGACATATTTCAAACGAGGGGACGGGGGAAAGTTGGCAAAATTTTATTAGAGGTATTTTTAATACAAAATACATTAAAAACTTAGTTAATAATTCTAGTTTTGAATTTATTAATGAAAAAATACTTAAAGATAGTTTATCACAACCAATGGTTTCATTACCAAGCGAAGTTCAGTTTACAGAATATGTTAATGGTTCGACAACGTCTAATGAATATGATTTTGCGGATACGTATCCTTTTACAAATAAAGATTGGATTAAAAAATATTTAGCAAATGGTAATACAGTATTAGATGAAAAATTGGCGTTCGACACCACAAAAATATTGGCTTACACTTCAGATAATAAAATTATTACGAACATTAAATCGTATGAGTCAGGGAAAAAACCTTTTACTAATTTTATTTCAGAAACAACCAATACTCCCACGGAATACAGTACTACCGTTGGGATGAAATCGTTTTATGAACAAAGAAAAACTGATTATAAAAGTCAGTTATTTACTGAAGGTAATTTAAAGTATTATAATTATGATGGTCTTGTGTCTAGTGAACAAACGGTGTCGATGTTTAACACACCATATTTTATTAACGCAATTCAAGAGGGTGTTAAAAATTTTAGAAATTCAAATGACACACCATATACTGAAGCCGCATACCTTTTCTTGAATAGTTTACCATTGTCAACTTTACGAGAAAAGTATAAAACAAAAAATGAATCAGATGATTTAAGTTATATTTTTGCAACACTTAATAAATTTGGTGGGGTACATAAAATACCATATTCTTGGGTATTAAAATATGGGTCAATATGGTACCGTTATAAAAAATATATTGAAACAGGTGTTGATATTATTGGAACTTCTTGGTCTGATTTTGATTATCTTAAAAACTATGACCCTACGAATAATTTACCAACAACAATGTACACATTTAGTGCAAGTTCACAAATTGGTATTGTTGATATTGTTTTAGAAAAAAATGTTACAATTGGTGGGGAAATATCAACAACAATTAATACAGGGTTTTACCCTAAATTGATTAACGATTTTAATGTATTCTACCAAGGGTTTGAAATTTTCTCAGCATACACTAATACGGCAATTCAAGAAGGAATTAAATCAGGGTTTACATTAAATTATGTTGATAAAGCTATTATTAGTAAATCAGAAGGTTTCGACACTTCAATACCTAATAGAGATTTAAGAATATTTCCTTGGACGGTGTCAGTGAATACTTTGGACGGAATATCTTCATTTATTTTTCCTTCACAAGGTTCATTAGTTAATCAAACAAACAATGAATGTTTTGATGCAAATACAGGTCAAATAAAATTTGAAGTGATGGGTAATAAGTCTATGTATGATGGTTCCGTTAGAACTTTTTGGACGGCACCTAATTATGGGTATTTTGATAATAGTAAAATAGTTAAGGTTAATCCTTCACAATATATGAAAGAGATTTTTTCAGGAAAAAGTTCCCAAGAAAATTATTCATTAAATGGTAATACCGCACAATATACAAACATTAGCGAAATGTTTTCAGTATTTGAAAAAGATGTGTTAGATTTATTTGAAGTTGAATTTTTAAATTTCTCAAAATCAAAATATGATTATACGATGAGTAGTATTAGTTCTGATAATTCAGATACCGCAAAACCATTCTATAATTTTCAATTATTAATGATTGAATTAATGAAAGTCCCTAAAATAACAGGGTCAACAGGGGAAGATTATGTTAAAAACGCTCAATCAGCTCAACTTACAAGTATTACTAATTTACTAACAAGATTCATGAATACTGATGTTGTGTTTAAAAATGGTAATCCGTCTAACTACGATAAGAAATTATTTTACACATTCTCAAACTACGATATTACGGACCCATATACTTGGGAAAAATATTCATTGACAACGCCTAACGCAGTTCCTGTGAGCGGTGGAACAACAACATTAGCCTCATCAAAAAGTTTATATCCTAATGAGTGGAAAGCTTTAGAAACCTATATTGGGTTTTCGGAAATACCTCAATTGGTTTATGGGAATAATGGTTCCTATATTACAGACTTTTTTGTTGACTTAAATATTTCTTTTACGGTTGATAATATAGTTAATTTTTCACCAATAATTAAAATTTATGCAACTCAGAAACTAAAAGATTCTGTAATGAATAAAACAAAGTTCATCGGATTAATGGATGAGTATTTAAAAGATTCCTTAGAATTTAAAAATAAAATATTCAACAATTTAATAATTAAATTACAAAAAGCGTTACCTAATGTTAATAATACTGCACAATCAACAATTGACTCTGTCTTAGAAGGACCTCAAACAAAAGTAGAA